TGCATATTATATGGAACAGGCATAAATGCTTTTTTAGTATCAGATCCACTATCAGGATCTTTTACAGTAATCTGCTGAGTAGTAGTTACTTTTCTTGCAGGATCATATGTAAGTCCAATAAATTCAAATGACATCCTCGGTAAGGATATTGCAACTGATTGACTCAGATTCGGTGCTTGCTCCAATCTTGCCAAAAATTTCTGAGTTGGGCCATATGCCAAAGGAACCTTTACAACAGATCCCTCTTGCTTAACAGAGATATCATTGAAAAGAGTACCAAAAGAAATTATGGTCTTTCTAAAAATTTCGTTATAAAAATATTCAAACATGGTTATAGACCTAACGTACTATTTAGGGAGTACCAAACGGATTACCTTCAGAGAAATCTAAAATAGCATCTGCTTGTAATTCAAACTCATCATTTTCACCAAATCCATCATCAAAATTGGTTAAATCGATTAGTCTTATTCTTTGTACAGCACCAGAACTTCCTCCTGTAAGATCTTCATTAATCTTAAATGCGCCTGAGATATTACCTATCTCTAATTCATTTGTAACAGAACTATGGGTTCTTACTCGTGCTGTAGCACCACTTACACTACCAGTAACAATCTCATTAAATACATAATTTCCAGTACCAGAACTTCCTGGTGAGGAAATAGTCATTGTTGGAGATACTGTATATCCAGCACCAGCATTTGTTATTTGAATCTGAGAAATAGTTCCAGCAGTACTTACGACAGCAGTTGCAGCAGCAGAAACTGTTGATAAACCTGTAAATGTAATAGTGGGAGTTGTAGAATATCCAGAACCACCAGCAGTTATAGTAACAATACCAATTGTTCCATTCTCCATCTTAGATGTAGCAGCAACACCTGTTCCATCACCAAAGACTTCAATTGTTGGGTTACTTGTATATCCTATACCTGGATTTATCAGGTTAATAGATTGAACTACTCTCTTCTTACTATTATTAATATCAGCAGCACCAGAACATACAGTAATACCACCAAGTAAATTAGCAGTTGCTATACCAGTTACACCTCCAGAAGGAGCAGAAGATATTGCTACTCTTGGAGCATATGTATAACTATTACCTCTATTAGATAGACTGATATATTGAATACCACCATTAACAAATCCAGTAATAGCAGTCGCTTGTACAGCAGTACCAGCAAGAGTTATCTTCTGAGTACCACCAGAACCGATGAGAACATCTTCACCATCAGCACCTTCAATTGCTTCTAGAGTATCATCAATCTCCTCAATCCCAGTATCAATAACCTCATCCTCGTAGCGGAAGAGCTCACAACGCAATTCATATACATAAGTATTCTTAAGTTGATAAAATGGTTTTTCATGCTCTACATATTTAATTTCAAATAAACGATCTCCTAATGGAAAATAAATCAAATCACCCTCTTTAGGTCGAGTGGATAATTTGACATTTTCTTCATTCTTCATTAAAGGAGAAATATAAGTTTCGTATCTCTCTTTAGAAATAATTACTGTAACTTCATTAGTTGCTTGAATACCAAATTTCGACAACATTGTTGGGTTATCTCCATACCCATCAAAGTTATCAATATATGCTTCTATAGGATATGCATCATCAAATTTAGATGCAGTTACTTCCTTTAATATAGTTTTTTCTTCAACATACTTCCTAGGCATATAGTGTACATCAACACCATACATCCTTAATTGCTCATTAATAAGAGATTGAACAAGGCTTTGTTCACCAGATGAACCTTGTTGAAAAAACGGGTTAAGTGCCATGTTCTTAACCTATCATATCTAGTGGTGGAAGTTCATAAGTGTTAGACATCATTTCTCTGATTACTTCAAGATCCTTTTCAGCATCATCATAGATTTGTCTACCATTTAGTTCTACTCCACCAGGCAATTTAACTCCCTGGAACTTCATTAAATTTTGTCCCCATTGTCTTTTAATAAGAGCAGTAAGATATTTCTTTAAAAATGAATCATTCCAAACTCTTCCATAGTCATTTGGATTCATTGCTCTATAACAATCCATAATAATATAATCACCTTCAACAACATTACCCCAATCAATATCCATATACAATCTATCTTGTCTCTGATTAAATCTTATTTGTTTTTGTGTTGTTAATAGGAAATTAATATCTTCAAGGTACGTCTTAGTCATTGCATATGTCAACATTTCCATTGCACCCCAATAATATACATCATTTAGGAACATCTGATATTTAATACTGAACATACCACTTGACATGGAATTTGTTCCATCAAAATGAAATATTTTTGTTACTCCAATAACCTCTGGTGGAACTTGCAAATAATTACTAGTCTCTGTCCAACTAAAACTAGTAGTACCACCATCAATAGTTGCAGTAGCAGTAGTAGTTGTTATTCCTACATTATCACTATCATTATTACCCCTAGATCTTCCTCTTTTAATATCATCTTCTGTCAACTTATATTTTAAAAATGCTGGATATACACCATCAAAATGTCTCTCTTGGAAATACTGAACAGCATCATCGAGAAGATCTTCTACTTGTTCATCAGCAACATTAATCTCCAATACTGGAGCACCTAACTGCCTTTTACAGTAAGTAATAAGTTCTGAACGTGAAGCTGGTTGGGACATTTATACAATACCTCTATCAATATTTATAGTGCCGACGAAATGCCTGGTTGCACTAAGATTGTTCCATCAACAATCTTATACACAGTTGCTCCAGAACTAACAATAACATCATAAACATATCTACCTTCACCTAAAGTTCTGGTAGCAGTTGATCCTAAAGAAATAGTAAATTTACCACCAGTACTGGTAGTAATCGCAGCAGTGTCAATACCAACATTAAAGGTTGCTAAAACACGTCCAGTTGACCCAACAGAAACACTCTTTGTTAATTGAGATGATCCTGTCCATCCTGTAGTTGTAGCAATACCAACTGAATTAGTTGTAGAAAAATTCCACCCAGTTCCTGAAGTATCTACAACCTCAAAAGTTCCTGTAAAATCAGAACCACCATTAAGAACAAAATTAGCTGCATATGCAACACCAGATTCTGGATCAAATGTTATTTTTTTAGTGGCCATTGACTAATTCCTTTAGTAGAGACTTAATTTCACCAATTTCCCCTTTCAGGTTATCAAGGTCAGATTTCATAGTATCTAAATCACCCTCAACTTCCACTTGCTTTTGTTTTTCAAGTTTTTTTGCAGTTCGACGAGCAATGTATTGATCATATTCAAAATCATTAGTATTGACTATCTGACCACTTTCTGGGTCTCTAGCAAGATTTGAAAAATCCTTTACTTTTATGTAACTCATAACTATGCCATTGTAATAACACGAAGATCGGATGCTTTAGGAACCCATGTTTGATTAGTTGAAGTCATTACAAACTTGATCCTATAATGTTTAAATGCTGGTAGATCTTCTACACTAAAAGTATATTCCCTAAAGGATATTTCAGATGCTTTGAATTTACCAGCATCTTGCTTAGGATTATACTTATCAGGTCTTCCATCACTTTCTGCAGCTGCAATAACCTCGCCTCTATTATTTAAATTCAAATATCCAGGGAATGGAATAAAGATTGGATCAAAGTTTGCAGTATCACTAATTGCATAGAATGCCCTAATATCAGAATATTCATTAATATGAGCATTCATTAGAACTTTAATTTGAGTAGCAGAATTTGTTAAAGTATTCTCTTTAGAAATATACTGACATGCTGTTGGGTCATCAAACATACTGTTAACCCTATTGTCAGTCTTATAATTTGAAATTGGTGCATCAACTCTATTAGAAACTAAAATTGCACTAATTCTTTCCAAATCAATCACAGGTGTCAAATACGGATCTGTTGTGCTTAGATTAACAGTCATAGCAAGTGATCTATCACCTGGGAACGACTTAAGTGTAGCATTATTAGTTTCATTAACTCTAGATGCAACACTTCGTGCAGAATCCAAATAATTGGATGCATTTAGAGTAACTGCTTCGTATCCTTTATCCATAAATGGTATATCAGTACCTTGACCTTTACCATCACCAAGACTAGTACCAGAAACAGTTCTTAAAGTAGCATTTATGCTTGTTCCAGGAACAGTTGTATTTTGAATATTTGGTGATATAATTTGGAACGGTATATTTTGAGTTCCTGTAACATCATAACCGCCAGTAGATCTACTATCATTAAAGTAAAGTACTGGATTACTTCCTGCTGTATTAGAACTTCTATCAGTAGTATCGTCACCTAAACTGCCTTGACTGAGTTTAAGAGTATATGAATCAAATGTTATTGGTGAAGGATCAAGATCAGTGACATCACTCAATAAATGAGTTCTGTTAATTCTTCTCAAACTAACTCCACCCATTTCATACTTATAAACAGGTTGTCCTTTTAAATAATTTGTCTTATCAGTTCCTCTAGTAATTCCAGTTAAACTACCACCACCTGCTCCTGTATACTTAATAATCTCATCTCCAACTTGAGCATAACCTGGATTAGTTGCAGCAACACCAACACCTTCAAAGTTCTCAAAATCAGAACTATTTTCCACTGCTATAGACGATGAAGCAGACGAACCATATGGTAATGATAATCTTGTTGGTGCAATATCAGAAGTTGCACCCTCAAGTCTTGCTCGATTCTGTTCATGATGCATACCATGATTTCTATGATCAATAGTGAAATGTAATCCATCACTAAGAACTGTAAGTTTCTCTGGAGAGAATCCCCAACCAGTAGATCCATTAGAACCTAACGTTGTTGTAAGTCCAGTAATTGGATTGTCAAACATAATAGTTTTACCAGCACCAACTACAAAGTTACCTTGAACATTTTCAAGCAATAACTCATTAGACATTCCTAGATTAGCAACACTGAAGCGAGCATTTCTACCAACATTCATTGTTCCTACACCAACTGTTGCTATACCAAGAACATCACCAACTTGATATCCAGAACCAGAAGTTATGACTCTTGCCGATGTAATTCCACCATCAGTAACCACCACATCAGCAGTTACAAAATCTCCTCCAGCAGTTATGTTAGTTAAGGCAATACCTGTTTTCGTAGAAGTACCAGCACCTGGGAAGAATCCTAATCCACTATTAACAATTCCTAATGATCCAGTAGCAACACCTGCGACTGATAAAAAGTCTCCAGATGCATTTGATCCTTGCTGAGTAACTGTATTTCCTTTTGTGAGAACATTATCACTTATTGCAGTTCCAAAACCAACTCTAATTTGTCTTGAATTAATATTAATTGGATTTGGCATCAATTTTGCAATCTGAGCATTACCTTCAGATAGAACTGGATTATACAGTTCCATTGTTCCAGAAGTTTCAAATTCTGCTCTTCTAATCTTAAACTTAAGATCTTCCCACTGAGAAGGTTCCCAAGTAGAAGCATTCTGAGATTTAAACAAAGATCCCAAATATGGCTGCTGTGAAATAAATTCATCAGTTAAAATATCAGACTCTCCAATTCTAGAAATAAATACCTGATATTTTGTTGACCAAGATGAAAGAGCAATTGCATATTCTTGGTTTGCACCTTCAAGATATACTGGTGCATCAAATTTAAATGTAGTTGCTACAGTTCCAGTTGCAGATATTTTAATATCATCTGGATCCATCACAATTTCTGAGAATGGTAATATCTTCTGCGTCGGGACACCTCCAGACATTGTTCGAATCTGGAATGTCATAGGAATATCCATGTCATCCTTAGATTTAAAGTAAATATCACAACTAGTGACGAATATACCTCCTGCTTCCGTAACCTGGAAAGATTGTGCTAGAGGATCATACCAAATATCTCTTGCACCTGCTTTCTGAGTAGTTGTTGATATTGCATTAGTCTTGATAACTGAAGACCCTGATAATTGCTTCGCAGGTTTATCCTGTTTTGAATGCTTAGTTTGAATAGTAGCATTTCTAGTAGAGATAATCGATTCCTGAACAGTTTCAAGTGTTCCAGTAGCAGTGTAGTTATCCTCACCGAATGTATCAGTATTATCCTGATCATTAGTAGTATTATCAATCAAAGTAAAGGTCTTTGTACCTGTTTCAAACCTTGGATGATTACCACTATTTGGATTTGGAAGATAGAATGAACCGATTAGATTAGCACCCAGATCAGTTATTAATCTAACATCAGAAATTTTAGCAATAGCACCACTTGCAGATCCTCTAAGAACCATACCAGTCTTAGCATATCCAAAGTAATCTCCCTGTGCTTGCTCACTTAAAGACTTAGTATCAATATTTAATATAGTTGTAGTTGCTGAATATGTAGATGGAAGATCCGTTGCTCCACCAGAAGCACTGGCTAATTGAACAGTTCCAGGAGTACCTAAAAATGTTTCTAAACCTGTTGCTCCAACTTGTGAAATATAAGGATTCTTTTTGAATACTGCAGTTGGTGCATTAAAAGGCCCTTCTCTATGATTTGCTTGTGCAACTCTAAATTTAATAAACGGTTTATCAGTACCTTCTGCTGGAATCCCAACTTTGTATACATGAGCAGTAACGGTTTCACCTACCTGGAAAGTTCCAGATTCCATCGTAATTTCTAATAACTTAGGAGTACAATACTTAGCAACTTTCACCCCATCAAAGAATGGATACATTTGAGTTAATGGTTTGCACTTAGTAGCTCTAAATTCTATATTTCTAGAACGCATTATTTGTACAAGATCCCTACTAACTACCTTATCACCAAGAGATTCATTATCCCATTGCTCAGTAACAACTTTTCTTGTACCAGACCTTCTAGATGTACCAGTATCAAAGGTATCTCTAATGGTATCTTGGTATGTAGTTAATGTCTCATACTGAACCATTTGAGAATGGTTTACACCACTACCACCATTAATCCAACCAGCCTTAACAATTTCTTCTACTTCGTGTGTTCCTGTTACTTCTGTCCTTTGTTCTGAACGATCAGTAAAGGTTTGACCAGTCCAAGTAGTTTCCCAAGCATTCCAAACTATTGGAGCCTGACCAGTTTGTGGATCAACACCAAACTGGTTCATTGCTTGAGCCATTGTTCCAGCAAAATTACCTTCTTGTTTAATAATTTTTGCTTTAATTCTTGCAGTATCTACCCAAGTATCTGATGATGGTGATAGTTTTACTGCTGCTTGCCAAAAACTTACCAAAAATGGAGTAACACTCTCTGTTCTAGTAGCAAATTGCTGACTCAACCATTCCTTTTCAGTATAATCAAGAGTAACGACATCGGCACCTTTCTTTATATTAGTACCCTCTGGATCCATAAATGTTCTATCAACATTCGCAGCAACCCCTTCAACAGGCCCAGTAATAAGGTCAATTGATGTTGTATAATGCTGTGGTCTCAATTCTTTAAGTGTTGGATCTAAAGCATTCTTTACTTTAACACTAGTCTCTTGTGGTAATAGTGAAGTAAAGTTGTCAACATAGAAACCAGACTTAAACTTATTCATTCCATCCGCATCTGGGAGGAACATATTAGCAGTTTCTGTTTCAAGAAGAGATAGTGATGTATAATATTCAAGACTCTTGATTCTGTCCTCAAGATCCTTAATATCTTTCATCCTATATCGCTTATGCTTCATAAACGATAATTGTGCATGATCAGTATCAAAGAGGAATGGTGGCATTGTAACACTACCAACCTCTATTGCATCATCAATAGATATAGGCCTTTCTTGTTTCTCTGATGGATCACCATACTGGACCTGGAATGTTCCAGTTTTATCCAAGAAAATTCTATCTACTCTACCAACATAGAATGAGAAATTGGTAGTAATAGTCTCATCAGATGCCAAAATATTTTTAGCAGAATTTCCACTAGAAGCAAAATTTCTTCCATAGAATTCTAATGGAGATCTCTTAGATTCTGTTACTACATAAGTACCAACTTTTGGTCTTATATCAATAGTATCAGTAACCTTATCACCATTAATTGTTTGAATATCTTTTGCATAATTCCAAGTATCATAGGAATTCTTTGTTGTAATATCACCATCATCCGTATCATCATAATACCCATTAGCAAAGTATACCCTTAAAGTTCTCTTTGGTGGTTTAGCATTAGGAAGTCTTCTAATAAATCCATAATCATAGAATGTTGGTCTTTGACCAGTATTAAATGTATAATGAGTAGAAATATTCCTACTTGGATTGTCTAAAGTAGTAACAACTCCTTGAACATTAGATTCTCCAAAAGTAACAACTTCGCCTTCATCAAAACCCTCAGTATTCTTCTGAATATATGATATTTGAGCATCCGTCAGTATTTCTGCAACAATAGCAACCGCACCACTATTAGCACCTGTAATTCTTTCACCTACAATAAGATCAGTTGTCTTTGCAGTAGGACCATTTAAGGTAGATAAGGTCATCTTAGGTGCAGATGGAGCACCTGTATCAAGAGATTCATAGACACCATGAATCCTAATAACATCAGCCTCATTCAACACAATCTCTTCATCTTGGACTCTTGTTCCGATTGGGAAATCACCACGAACCAACCCATCATTTAAAGTTGTTGCACCAATACCAGATCCTGCTTTTGATGATGCATTGATAACAGTAGAATTAACTCTGTTTAATCTCTTAATCTTAGCAGAAGGTTTTGTCTTCTGTAAGGTTGTTATTAATGTACATCCAGAATAATCAGCACCACCAGTATTAATCTGCAAAAGAGTAGATCCAGATGAAAACTGGAACATATCAGAAGTAAGTGCTACAGTCGTTCCATCTGCTCTTGTTAAAGAATATCTCTCTTCATCATATGCTAAAAATGCTTCATTAGTATCTGCAGTTAATGCAGAAGAAAGTTGACCACCAACAATACTTACCGTCTGAGTCTTTCTAATACTCAATACAGCATCTGTAAGATCAACATCAGAAACCAACATCTTTGGCATCAATGTATATAATGAATTTTCAAGAGAAGATGCTAATGGACTTGTTACAAGTTTTAAGTTAGGAACATTTAATGTAGTACCAGCAGTATTTTTATATAATGCACCTTGTTGAACTCCAGTTACCGTTGAAACTCCAGTAACAACTACATTAGCAGCATTAACCTCAGTTATTCTTACATATGAACTTTCATTATTACCAAGACCACCAAATGAAAGAATATTATCAACTTTTAACTTTCCTGGAAATAATGTATTCTCACTGGTTATAGTACTAATAGAAACAGCACCACTTCCAGTTGAAGAAGTCATTGTTGCTTCTCCAAAAGTAAATGCATCTTGTTGTATAACATCAGCACAGAAGGTTCCGATACCAGCACCAACTCTATCACCTAATTGTGGTCCACCATATATTTGCTTAACATCTCCAACTCCATATGAAGTTACAGCAACTGCAACACGACTATTTGGATTCTGACTAGCATCATTTCTACTAAAAATAAATGGTTCATTTTGTAAAAACTGACCAGTTGTACAATAAACATCCATTGCTGTACTGTTACTGACAGCATTCATCAAGTATCCAGTAGCACCACTATATTTTCCCTTTATATGTGTTGGAATAGGAAGAGTTATATTTTGATTTAATGTTATACGAGTAGATAATTGAACATCATAAAGTGAAATATCCCACTCATTAGTATTCGAATTACTAGCAGAATATGACCCAGATTCTAATGCATTGTCATAAACTCTGGCAACACCAATCTCTTGACCTGCCATCTTACCATCACCAGCAGTTCTTTGACTTCTTAAACTAACAATATAAGTATTACCTATTCCAATAACAGGTGCTCCATGTACTCTATTAAGAGTAAGTGTTGTACCAGTATTATATGATACTCCTTGAGTTTCTAACTTTTTAGATGTTCTTGGTTTAGCACAATCTAAGTAAGTTGAAGCAAGTGTTTCTACCTCATACCCTTTTACAAATGCTTTTCCTGGACTTACTTGATATAAAGCAAGGTCATCAGCAGCTAAAGTTCCTAAAGGAGTAGACTCTCCTTCATCATATACACCATTATTACCAATACCATCATTTAAAGAATTTCTTACAGTAATATTAAATGGTTTTATAGTATAATCACCAGATTCTTCATATGTTCTACGAGCAAGTTCATCCGCAATGAAATTATATTCAGGATTAACTTTCTGTGATGTTAAAGTACCATTATTAACAGTTGCTAATTCTATAAAATTAGAATCATTAAAATCATCTAATGGTTTTGAATATAAACTAACCGAAATCTTCAAACGATCTGCACCTGGTGCAGCATAATTATTAAAACCTTTAGAATTATCTGCTAAGGTTGGATCTTCATCAGCATTAAGAATATCTTCTTCAATTCTTAGACCAATTCTTCCACTAGGAGTAGCCTCATACTGACTTAAAATTATAGTCTCATCAGCAACATTAACAAAATTACCTCTTATGAAATAAACACCATTTGATATAGAGAATGATGCAGCAGTAGAAGTTGCGTTCTGTGATATACAAGAAGCAAATGATTCACCAGAAGGAATATATGCATTATTTGAAGAGTCAGAAGTTATATCACTATCTGCTATTAAAAGTTCTCCGTCATTAAACTGTTTAATAGAACTATCTTCAACACCAGAAGATATGTAAGACACATATATTGTTAAATTTCCTCTTTCAGACTCAGTTGCTTCTAAAACCTGATTGACTATAGCAGTCACACCAGTTGACATTCCAATTATCTTCCTACCAACCAACTGTTCAATATAGTAATTTACGGGTACACCTAAATGAGTATTATTTAATTCTACAGCAAAATACTCTGGAGAATACGCAGTATTTCCAGGAATAACTTTAGACCCTTCCTTAAAAAAGTGCTGACCAAACTTCTCAATCTGATTCTGCAATATTGATTGCAGACCAGTTAATTCTCTTGCCTGGACAGGATATCCTGGTTTAAAGAGAACCTTATGATAATTAGAATCCTCTGCAAAGTCGTCAAAATATGGACTGACGTTGAGATTAGTTTGTTGGGCCATAGTATTTTAGAACTGTAATATGATCTTAATGTCTTCTTTTTGGTTTGAAGATCTAGTAATAGAAGGTCTGTGGTCAACGTAAATCATATTTCCAGAATATTTTTTAATTTCTGGGTTTGCTAATCCTTTGGTAAAGGACTGACCAAGGTAGTATGTCCTATTATTTATTGAGGTGGATAGACCACTAAATGTAGTACTAATAGATAAATTAGCACTACCACCTACAATAATTCGATTACCACCTGATGTTGGATCTGAAGTAAATCTTGTAGTATCATAACCATAAGTTGGGTTTGTTTGTGCTGTACCAACAGTATTAAAACCAGCAATGGTTCTATCCTGCCAATACTTCAATACTCCAGTAGTTTGATCGTATGAAACGACTCTACCAACAGCAGTAACACCAGTACCAACAGTCTGTGTAATTATACTATCACCAGCAAAAGATACTGAACTATACCCTGTACCTGCCAATCTTAATGCATAAGTTGCAGATGCCTTATCTAAAGTAAGTAATTGTGTAGAACCCCAAGCATATGGATTCTCAATAATACCTATTCTTGCGAATTGGTTCCCCGTAATAAAGTCGGGGTTCTCTGCATCATTTTCAATTCTTGCATAAAGAAGAGCATTAGTTGCACCTAATTCACGGTAAATATCCTTACCATGTCCACCTGGAGGTGGAATAATAACATCTAAAGTAGGGGATAATGTAGGTGTTGGAACAGATCCTGCAGATAAATCAACATTACCATAGGTATATCCATACCCTTCATTTGAAACGGTAACACTTTCTATCTGTTGGTCATTATTAACAACAACAGTACACTCTGCATCAAATCCATCACCTTTAATTGGAACTCTTGTATAAGTCTGGTTAGCAGTACCTATACCAGTTCCTCTATTCTTAATAACAACAATCTTAATACCACCATCAACAGCATTATTACGGATAGCACTATCTTCAGTATTGCTTTCCCAGTTTGCTGGAACAGGCATATAATCAGTAGAATCAAATTTAATTAAATCTGATGGTTTAATACTATAAAGATACTTCCAAATATATCCATCACCAGATGTACCAGCAATTCTTGGTTCTAAATCTGTAAATGTTGGTTCGTCAAGAGAAGGTTTTCCGTCAGGTGTTTCTGGTGTTGTTCCATTCTGCAAACAAATATAAACCCTATAATCACTATTAACAACAAAATAATTTGCAGTATATAAGGTTGTACCACCAGCGTTTGGTGGAGCATTAGAAAGACTATAATCTTGTCTATAATAATCGTAAGTTGTACCAGAACTCCAAGAGTCCTTTCTAACAATCTGTTTAACGTCGGAAGAGGTTATACTCTTAACCGCTATCATATCATCATAAAAATCATTCATATCACTAAAACTATCAACAGGTGCAGGGGGTGTTGAATCCCAAGTTGTTGATATTCCTGTTGGATTTGGTAATCCAACAAAAGCATAATAAGAATTTGTTGAGGTAGAAACACCTGCGACAAAATTCTTCGCATTCAATATTCGAATTTGATCAGTTATAATGGCAGACATTGAACCTTACGATAAGTAATACTTTTTTTATTATTTAGACAACATAGTTCGATGGCTTCAAGAAGTCCTTTCTCTTAACCTGTGGGCCAGTAATTATTCCAGTAATACCGTTAGTTGTAGTAATGGTATATTCTTTACTAATCATTCGATCAGTCATCTGAAGTCTACCCCAACTATACTCACCAACGAAAGAACTGCTAATACCCTGACCTAGAGTAGAATACCCTACAGTATCTTGCAATCCTTCCCAATTTTCAACTCTAGTATATACTCTAACAAGAGAACTATTGTGAACTGTGGAACCAAAACCGACAGTAGTTATTCCAGCATAATGTGCAACTTCATATATGTTATCCAAAGCAGTTGTACCAACTCCAACATTTGTACCTGCTGCATTCAGTGATGTAGCACCATAACCAATATTAGATCCTCTAACCATGAAATAGAATCCTGTTTGAAGACCACTAACACTAATTGGATCTGGAGATGTAATTGCAGAATTTCTCAAAGGAGAATCCGCAGGAATCCAGAGATCAAATGCAACTCCATAGGTTATTGCAATACCAACCCCATTTGCCCGTGATATGTTTGTAACAATACCAACACCAGAAACAATACCATAATCCCCACTATATGCTTCAATTTTATTTTCTTCCCGTGTATATGTTGGAGCAGCAATTATTACTTGAGGTGGATTACCTGAAGTATATGCAACACCTGGACTTGTAACAGTAATACCAGAAACAACTCCATTAGTAACAGTTGCAGTTGCTAATGCTCTAGCAGTAGTTCCAACACCTGCGATAGGAGTTCCTCCAACACCAGTAGGAGTAGAAATTCTAACTTCTGGAGTAAGAGTATATCCACTACCACTATTACCAATAGCAATAGATGATATAGTATTTGCTATCGAAACAATTGCAGTAGCACCTGCACCAACAAATACTTCATATCTTTCACTAGCATCTACAATTTGAATATCTTTTTGGAATTCTCTACTAACAGGGTTTTCATTATTAGGATCAAAGAATGGTTTACAACTATCAACCCATACTGTAGTAGAACCAATACCAACACCTTGAATCAAATATGCAGTTGGGAAGAATTTTGCCTCATACATTGGACGATCCTTACGGACAATTCTTCCATCTATCCACTTATCCTCAAGTTGTCTAGACCATTTAACAGGTCTCAATTCTGTATCATCATCACCTAATCCAACACCCCAATACTGGTTAGTATCCACAGCATCAGAAGACTTAACTTCAGAAACTGTTCTAGGATTTTCTGCGAATATTCTTGTGTTATAATAAGGATGAGAACTAATTGTTAAATCATCACCCATTTTAACGGTTTCTTCAATATCTCTATCTTTTACGTCTTCACCACCAGTTCCTCTATAGAAGAAGAAGTTGCAGGTATCACCCTCTTTAGGTGCTTCTGTGAGTGTTATAGTACCACCACCATTGAATATAAATCCTTCTCCAGGAACCTGTAGAACATCATTGATAGTAAGAATAATAGTATCAGCGATTACTATAGGAGAACCTGCCTTAGTTTGAATAGCATATGCTTCGCCACCTAAAGTGATTGGGAATGATTTTCTTGCACCATCAAACTTATCTGCAAAACTATCAAGAGGTTGAATCTCTCCCATAGTCCACATATTAAATTCATCGTGATGTACTCTTTCAAGGGTTAACTTAAATGGTTTGTATAGACCTTCATTAACAGGAATTCCCATTGCCTGTTCTCCTGGAGTACTTCCAACACCAACATTTAAATTAGTTGGTACAGTTAATACTTGATTCTCCTTATAACCATAACCAAGATTTGTAATTTCAAAGTCTATTACACGACCACCAGTAGTTGCTACTCCAACAGTAATATTAGCCTTTGCTTGACTACCAAGACCAACACCAGGTGAAGAACTATCATACCATAGTGGAATGTCATTGTAAGGTAAAGGAGCATCAATTATTGCTGTGAATGTTGATTGACCAGATCCAACTGATGTTGGGTTCTGAGTTCCGATTCCTAGAATAGGATCAGTATGTGTAATAGCAATACTTACAACACCACCATTAAGAACTGATGCTGTACCAATGAATTGAATAGATTGCGTTGAGACTGCTACACCAACATTAACAACAGTTGCAATTCCAACACTACCAATCTCAGATGCAATACCAGCACGACCAGGTGTTACCCTATAACCAGAACCACTATTACCTATACTTACAGCAGTAACTACACCAATATTATTAAAGTGTAATGTTGCACCAGCAGAAACTAATGGTTGATAACCAAAACCTTCACTTGAACCAACAGAAACAATGATACCACCAACAGGAACTTTTGCATTATTAACGTCATAAGCAACAGAAGCTGCAGTTCCTGTAAAGGTCATAGAAGTAATTCCAGAAACCTCAGTTAAAGTATAATCACTTAATTCTCCAGGATGTTGAAGTATTCCATTAATTAATGCAATACCTGTGTTTGTTGCAATACCAGTAACATTTGTTCCATCAACTTTCAAATCAAACTGTTTTGTTTGACCATCAAATTGAGGAGAAAGATCGTCAATTACATGGTTCTTAGTGTATGCAGCAGCACTTCCACCCTTAACACCAGAACGCATAAAGACTCTTCCACTAAAACTTGATTCCGTTGTTATACCAATCCAATCTCTATCATTTGGACCAGCAGTTGCAAAACCTACAGGAGGTTCACCACCAAATGGTGCATCAGAGAAACTTAATAGATTATTATCAATATTATAATCACCAACAAGTTTTGTTACCGTATCACCAACTCCAGCTGGAGAACCACTATGGAATCCAAGATTAGTACCCATCCAATGACGATTAACCTTAATTGCATTAGTAGATCCAAATCCAACAGAAACAACCTTCATTATTTCCTGATTAATCCTAATGTCATCTCCACTAAAGATTGAAGTTATACCAGTAACATATAATATGTCAACTTTCTTACTAAGATCTGTAGATAGTCCAGTCTTAATTTCACCATTAATAATAGGTGATTGTATAATATTATCAATTGCTATCAATCCTCTTGTATTTTCTTTCTTAGCAGTAATACTATGAGAAGATCCAATACCAACAGAAGTAAAATCTAGAGGAACTATAATATTTTTTAATGCATTTTCTGCAGTAGTTGCAAGTTTAATAGAACTATCATTTACCTTAACAACGTAACATGTTTCTGGTATATAAGTTATTGTTGCTCCAACTCCAGGGAAGTAAGTAGCAGCAATTCCAATAGAATCCCCAGTAGTTCCAATACCAGTTGTACTTGAACAACTAACAGCAGTTCTAACAGAATAATTAACTTCCTCACCAGTTACAAAATAATGGTTAGGTAATGAAATTGTATTATTCGTAAGATTAATAATATCCGTACTTGATCCATCAAAATTCTTTCTGAATACTGGATTACCGTTATGTTCTATATCAAACTCTGTTTTCTTATCATAAAATGTTCCACCATAAACATCCCAGGTACTTCTAACAGAACCACTATTAAGTTCTATTAGTTCTGGTTGAAGAGTATCTTCTTCAACTTTTAAAGCCTGAATAAATGTCTTAACTTCTACAGCAGCATTAGCATCTGGAGTATACATTACCTCAGATACACAATGATCTGTATTCCTAGATCCACTAATTGTACCTAATCCAATAAATGCACCAGCTCCAGTTTGTAGATTGCCATATTCAGTAATAAAGACTGTATTATCATCATCTACCATCATAACTTCAGAAAATTCATATCTGTTGTTAGTAGTATCCTTAACTTGAACTAAAACATACGCACCATCAAAATCGTTAGTATAGCTACCAATTCCAACTGCACTTGGTGAACTACTTGCAGGTATTGATGTGGATTTAGCTATCATTGAAGCATTTCTCAATGAATAAGTTCCAACACCCGTGAAGGATTCTGAAGAAATTCCAATACAAATTGAATTAATCCAAGCAGTTTGAATTCCTGCATTAGGAGTATACATGATATCAACCATAGCAGTGGTTCCTACACCAACTAAAGTAGGTTCAAAAGTTCCTAATGGTTGTGCTGCAAGATTATCTCTTCTATTATGAATTGCTAATTGACCATATTCATGCCATTCAATATTTGTTCCATCATGAATAAGACTTAATTCGTCATATTCAACTGATCCTTCACTTGTTGCAATAGCAACTATAATCTTAGCAGATCTGGGATTAAATAACTGATATTTTTCTGTACTGATGCCAGGTATACCAGGACGACTAGTTAAAGCAGCACCAGTAGTAGATCCATTACCAACAGTACAAATCTTAATTTGTTGACCACCAGTTCCTATAACATTAGATGCACCAATACTAACTAATGCACTTGGAGGTGCAGTTGATTCACCAATTGTCGTTTGACCTATTGCAGTCAAAGATGTTGTCATTCCAAGTTCATCTAAGTTATAAGAAAGAGATATTACATTGTAATTGTTCTTTTCAGACTTGAGAGGGTGGAATTGAAGAATTGCATCAGTACCATCAACTGCGGTATCCATTTGACCTAGTTGAATAACACTATCAACAGAAGCATACTGATTAAGCATTGATTTCCCACTGATAGGATCAAACAATGCATTAACCATCATAATTTGTCTTTCATCTGTATATAACCTATCCTTTACATATACAATAAACCTATTTTCCTTATTATTAGCAATATCATACCTAGCAACTTCAGCCCAAGGTTCTTGTCTTGGTTTACTACTAAATTGATCACTAATATTATCAATTTTAAGAACCCTGTTACCAACAGATTCTGCATAATCAATCAAAATACGGTTCTTAAAGGTGATTTCATCAGAAAGATTACCTTCTGCAGGATCCCTATCTTTAAAATTCTCCGTAACAAGGTCAAAATTAACAACATCCCACAAACTATCCTCATTTTGGATATTAATAATTCCAGTAACAGTACCTGCAATACCAACCTTCATTGCCAACTTATCTTCTGGTGGAAGTGCTGATTCAACTTGAAGTTGACTAAACTTTTGGAACCCTGCAGTATGATTTAAACTATTGACAATATCCTTCCATCTATCATAGAAAACTCTAGACTTAATAGCATATGAGAAACTTTGATAGTACTCATTATCATGTACTTTCTGTAAACTATCATTCAAGAATCCTGTTTGATATTCCCACCCATTATTAACAATAGAATAGTAATCTAATAAGAAATTAGTATCAAATGTTAGAACAATTTCAGAAACATTTCCTTTAGCACCAGTTTCTAAAGATTCGATTAATTTACCAACTTCAAAATCACTAGATGCTTCTACAGTCAACCACTTACTTTCTGGATCATATTCAAATGCAACACCTTGTACAGGACCAACACTAGTCTCTGATTTAAGAGTTTCATTTGCATTGAAAGAGTTAAGTTTCAAAACAGGTGCAAATTGTGGGAAATCTCTTTCTCTAACCAATACTGCAGAAGATAAAGCAGTATCAAAGTTACCTGGTATTGCCCCAGAAGGAACTGTACCATTCATACTATAAGTTACAACACCAACGTTACCTAGGTTCTCGTGTATTTGAGTTACCTCGAATGACTGATAATCATAATATTGAGAATCATAACCCCGACCAGTTGAACCAACACCAACACTGGCATTTTCAACAAACATCTTATCCCCAATTTCTATAGGGAATTCCTCTGTAAGACTATAAGCAACCTTTAATGTTGCAGCCACAGTATCCGTTGATACATCATATACAAGATTAGTTACTCTAATACCATTTGGATTCGCTACTGGAACAATGACTGGAGTTACAGGAGATAATCCATAAGTATTTTGAATAATATCAACATATCCTGGATTATCTGGTGTTTCTAAATTATATCTTAGATCAACGTCTTCAATTTTTTCTCTTGTTCTACCATCAAGCACAACCAAAGCGGGTGGTTGATTATATCCTCTACCATAAGAAGTAATACCAATAGATTCTAATCCAGATAGGGCCTCAATCTTAATAATCTGAGGGAGTTTAGATTGTGGTCTTAAAGTAAAATCGGATGGATAATCAAAACCAATATTGTCTATTTCTGTTGTTTTAGGTACACCAATTGTTCTACTAGAAGCTTCTAGAATAGCACCTGTACCAGAATCAGTAGTTACTGTAGATATTCCAGGTATTTTAGTATATCCCTTTCCTTTATCTGCAAGTGCAACATATGCAATAGGTCCATAAGCAGTTTTTGAAGTTGTCTCATAAGATATTTTTGTTGATACCGATGCAGTATATGATGCTACTTCTGGATACTCATCCAAATCATATTCAAAAGTATTATTAGAATTTGCAAGAACATCATAATTTCCAGCAAAACGACTTTCTCTAATGGAAATTGTATTATTCCCTATAATTTTTGTATCTAGTACAAGTTCCTTATTAACTGCAGGGTTGTTATCTGATGTTGTTGGTACTACGTTATAATAAAGAATCTTAGGAGTATTTTCATTGTATGTTAATACTGCCTTTCCATCATCACCAATAGTTCCAGTCTGAACAAGTTCAAAAGTAGTTTCTAATCCATTTGAATCATATTCATGAATAAAATTAGAATCAGTATAAAGTTTAAACTCAAATCCAGGATACTTGGTAGCACCTACAGTATATCCTAAAGAAGAATCTGATAAATCAAAAGTTATAGTACCATTCTTATAGAATTCTAATGGAGGATTAACTACATTAAGTACTCCTGAAGTTCCTGCATTAGCATCTGAAAGAGCAATGAAACTTGGTCTTCTTTGTTCTGTTTGGAACCTACTACCACAAAGTTTAATCTTATCTTTGTTAATAACATATGCAAAATACTGTCTATCATTAACAAGACCACCTATTGGATTAGATGAAGTATGAATAACTATCTGACCAGTTACTAATCCATGATTAGTAATTGCAATTGCACTAGGAACTCCTTCTGATGCGACAGCAGTTGTAACACCTGCATTAGTAAAATCAAGAGTTTTTGCAACTAATTTTCTATTAGACTTATTATATTTTATTGGTACAGTTGAAGTAATTCCAGCATTTACAGTAATATAAACTCTATCATTATGCATCAATCCATGTGTATCTCCTAGAGCAACAGTTACATTATTCTTTTCTGCTGAACCTGTTAATGTAGTAGGATATGAAGTCTTTAGACTATGATATGAACCAGTTCCTATACCCAAGAAGTAAACAAGACCTTGATGCAATGTAGTTGCAGCAGTTCCTACAAAAATATCTGGAGAATTTGTTTGCCATTGATTTTTGTTTCCAGTTCCTGTACCTAGACCAACTCTAACAGTAGATAATCCAATTGAATCATCCGTCAATTTTGCAACATATAATGGAGTATTTTCAGGAAGATTTGTGGCATATGGATTAACTGCGTTTGTATTAGCAGCATTTGTTGCTATACCTATAGAATCTCCAGTATTTCTCTTATAAGTTACTGTATCTCCAGTTTTTAATTTATGTTGTGGAAGATATATCGACCTACTTGGAAGGAATATCTGAGATACTCCAGAACCTGGATTTTCAAATGTTATTGTTGTTCCAATTCCAACTCCAGCAACAGTACCTATACCAAGTGCTTCTTTTGGATTAAAATAGTATTCCTTCTCAACACGGCTATTTGCTGCAGTAGCAAAACCAACATCTATCGTAAATTTCCTAGGACGTTCTTCTATAACTGTTCTAATTGAATGATATACTCCAACCTGACCATCACCAGTCTGATCCATATCATTTGTATTTCTCAAAACTCTCAATCTATTAGATCCAGAATCTACATTCAGTACTTGAACTTCTTCACGTTTAGTTCCAATTCCAACACTTAAAATATCATTCTCTCTTATAGCAATAGTATTCATCCTATCATTAGGATATGGTAATGTACCCTGAACACTAAAATAAGTAATTAATCCAGTTGCAGCAACTGATCCAATTCCTTGAGAAACAATCAATTTTGCTGAACTTATTCCAATATTATAAGTTCTACCACCAACACCTGAAGCAGTAGTAGACATTCCAGAAACATATATTTTATCAAGGTTTCTAAGACTAATTGGTGAAGTATGAACACCAATATAACTCTTATCACCACCACCTGGATAAAATTCAATATTCTCTAGTTGGGTATTAACTACAGAGATTGTTCCTACCCCTACTCCACCAACTTTAGAAACTTTTGCTACAGCACCAAAATTCTCTTCTACCTTTTCTTCAAATATAACCTTATCACCAATTTGATAACTTGCTCCACCAGTTACGATACCAACTTTATCTACTGCACCTTCTGCAGCATATAAAACTGTTGCTTCTTGAGTAATATACTTATAAGATTGCTTCAAATAATCATAATAACTATCATCTTGAAGTAATTCATAAGGTTCTGTATTCCTAACCCAAACAGTACCATTTAAATCAATCTCATCTTGGTTATTCCTTGATAGTGTATTAAATTTATTTGGTTGAGCCCAATACTTATCACCTATCAAATATGGGAAAGCAGGTTTCTTATAATTGTTAAATGGATCATTAGCACCAGATGGTAACTGATTATTCTGAGTTATTGTTTGATCAAATGTAGCAAAATATGCATATGTTCCTTTTGGATACTCTGGTGTAATACCAAATCTACCATTATTCGCATCTAAGTAACTTTCATTAGTATTATCATTCCAAGTAAAATCTTCTACAAAAAATTCTTGAGGGAAAATGGTTGTAGGAGGTCTATTTGCCTTCAAATCAAGAGAATAACCAGATTTAAGTTGAGCAATGTTTCCACCAGTACTCTTTTCATAACCATATGGTCCATAAATTGGAAGTCCATCATAAGCCCAACCAATAATTGGAGAATGATTTGATTTATTTTCTTCAGTTGCACCATTCAATAAAGATAAATCCTTAGCACCATATAAAGGATTACCATTAGCATCATTCTGATAAACAACTTCCCTTAAACCTCTAGGAGCATATGCATAGGAACATTGCAACCCTCTATGGAGTTGTATTGCTTTATCAAGGAATACATCAGAAGCATCTATATTATAATAGTTCTTTTGTACTTCATTTACTTGCCAAGTCTGAATATTTCCAAGTAAATTACCAAATTCTCCAGCAGTTTCAACAGAAAGAGATGTTGTAGACGCACCATAACCAACACCTTTTTTAATAATCTTAACAGAAACAACCTGTCCACCTACAATCTCTGGAACTAATTCTGCACCAGTACCAACACCAGCAACAGCAATTGAAGGTGGTGTATTGTAGGAATCACCTCTATTGTTAATAGCAACGTCAATTATTTCTCCATTAGCATCGACAATCGGCAATAATTCACAATTTCTTCCTGTATATAAGTCAAGTTGTGGTTGCCTATTGAAATTCATTATCTCAGAAGCACCATAACCAACACCACTATGAGTTAAATGAACAGATGTAACTTCTCCTCTAAAGAGTGGTTGTGGAATTACTTGGAAATCTTTTCCTTCTATAGAATCTATACCAACAATTCCAGCTACTTGCACCGAGATGGGTGGGTAATTAAAGTTGTGAGTAGCTACTCCAACAGATCTTAAATTCTCATATTGCTTAGTTTTATAATAAAAATCCTTTACAGTAGTTCCAACACCAACAGCAGATAATCTAAATCTATTTTCATTAAGAACATCAATATAATAATCGTTACCAGTAGTAAGACCCTCTATAGCAGTTCCATCTGGATCAACATTATATTGAACAATTTCACCTGATTTATAATCATGATTGTCAATTGTTATGAAGTTTAATGCAGTATTAATACCAATATTACTACAAGTTTTATGCTTATTCTCATATCCTTCACCAGGATCTGTAACTACAATACTACCTACTTGTGCCTTTCCATTTAAAGACCTGAATTCGTGGTTTCCTTCACCAAAAGCAGTGAAAGGTATAGTATTAATACCAAGAACTGCTTGATCTAGGTTTCTATGAAGTCTTATAGTCTTGTTATTATACCAATTATTTCCAGTATATTCGTTCCAATTTGTGATGGTTGACATCCCAGTTGGTTTTTCACTATTAATATAATAAACAGCACCAGTATCTAAACCAGCAAGTGATTTTTCACCAAATGTATCATATACAACTCTTTCAAGGTTTCTAAACTTATGATAGGTTAAGAATCCAACGTTAAAGTCATCAGAACCTTTTATTTTAATCGTACCTGAAAGAGAACCAGCATTAAAGACTACAGTATGCGGTACAGTGACTAATTTGCATTCAGCCTTAGCTCCAGATCCATTACCACCACTAATTGAAATCGTTGGTTCTTCAACATAATCAAATCCAGGATCTTGAACTCGAATTTCTTGTAAATTTCCTCTAGTAGAGACAAATCCAGTAGCACCAACACCAACACCATCATTAACTGCCAATACAGGTGGATTCATAACATCATAATACTGTCCGCCACCAACAACATCTACAGAATTAAGTGTTCCATAATAAACAAGATCTTTAGACTTATAACTTAAAACCTCAACACCATTGATTAACAATCCATTATAACCAATGGTTGTTTCATATTCTTTACCATCATAAACAGGAATATCAATTTCTCTAAAGAGTTTTTGTGCTTGAGGTATCTTATTATGAAAATCGTACTTCTCAAATGTATTATTTGTAATTGTAGTAAGAACAGTAGATTCTGATATCTTCTGATAGTTCTGATCGTAAAGGTTTGATACGGATTTTGCAAATTTTACATCATTATGATTAATTCTTTCTACAAAATATAGACCTTCTCCACCATTACCACCATCAAACATGAAACTCATTATAGTTCCATTAGTATGTTTTTGAGGTGTATAGTAAACTGCATCTCCAGTAAAGAAGTTATGATCCTTAGTGCCTGTTGTTATACCAACAATAGTATCACCACCTCTGAAAATACCAGAAATAATGACTTTTTGAGTACTTGGGTTTAAATCTGCATTTGCAAAAGATGGTAATGAATTAGATGCTACTAAATTCTTAATAGTAGAAAGTGTATGTGCATAACCAACTTCCGTCATATAGACGTTTTGAATATTCGCAGTAAAATCATTTAAGTGCTGATGACCCGTTGCAGTTCCATCAGTACCAGAAGAATTAGGTTTAGTAAGTTTCTTTGTTACACTAACTACTGCAGCAAGACTGGATATAGCAGATCCTCTTGCTCTAATAACTTTATTTCCAGTTACATCAGTTACATTATAAGTACCGCTTAAAGAGCTATCCTTTGTCTGTAATGTTACAACATCATTGATTCTAATTCTATGAAAATCTTTCGTTGTTATCTCATAAGTATTATTTGATGCATCCTGTACGGTAATTGATTCTATATCATACCTTGGTTGAACATTATAAATCCAATTATTTGATTTAAAATCATCTACATGTGCAACCTTACCTAAAGATTTTAACTTAATTTTTGATCCTTTCTGCTGATAATAAGTATCTGGTATCTCTAATCCATTCAATACACCAGTAATTCTACACCGTATACCATCTGTAGTAACACCTGCATTAGATTCTGCTTTACCTAAACCATATACATAACTATTCTGCTTAACTAAAGATTTATCTCCAATAGTCGTCGTAATACCAGTAACACCCAAAAATTGAGTAATATTTGTATTGCTATATGTCGCAATTCCTGTTGTACCGTTCTTATATTTAAAAGTAAGAGCACCTTTTTCTGGGAATCCAAGTGTAGAATCAACGTCAATATATGTCTGCCCTACCCCTGCATCACCAACTGCAGCAGAATTAGCGTGTACTCTAAAGTTACCGTATAAGAGCTCGGTAGAACCGCCTGTACCGAACGATGCATCAACACTTACCTTAAAGTAGGTATCCGTCAAAAGACCTACTCTAATGCGTTCTACAGCAGATACAGGACCATATGCTTTATCTAAATTCTCAAATTGATCCTGGAAGAGAGTCATATTGACCAATTCTTCTGGATCTCCCTGAATTGGTTCTACAATAAGGTCACGAGTTTTCCTATAATTTGCATTTGAAGGAGAAATTACATAATCTGCTGGTCTAACAATATCAACATTTTCGTCATAAAGTGACCTAAAGAGGATTTTAAACGACTCATCTGTTCCCCTAGAGTTATAAAAATCCTTTGAATGACGAATAAATTGAGCTTGATTTAAATCTGGATGTAAATCTGCCTGAAAACCTGGTAAAAATTGCTGTTTTGACTTACTTAAGAACTTATTTAAGAATAATGCACTTAAATTTTCAACTTGACCACTCGATGTTCCAATACCTACACCATGAGCTTTTGCTTTTGAGGTCGAAAAAAGAAATTCTTCTGGTTCATCTGGGTTTGTAAAGGAGGTAATTCCACTAAATCCACGAATACATCCCTTAAAAGCAGTTGTTCCTATACCTGTATATGTTATAATTTCATCGTTAATCTTCAATAATCCATAACTATCAGGAAATCCTTCAGTACTTTTAACACTAATTTCAGTGTCAAACATACCAACTGGATTCATTAATGTAGTAAATCCAACAATATTACCCGATTTGTTTAATTGTATATAACTGTCAATATTATTAATTATGTCAACTGGACCACCTTGGTACTCCTGTCCTTGATAATATGCACTTAAAAATTCACCAACTAAAGGATTTTCCTCCCGTACATAATCAGGAAGTTGGTCCTTTACGACCTTATTGACTTGAACTCTATGTTGTGACATGTGTTATCTTACAATCTTTCTTGAGTTATAACTAGGAGTTACTGTATATGAAGAACCTGATGGGTCTGCACCAGAGGCAATTTCATCTACAACCATCTCTACATTACTACTATCTAGTTGTAAATAAAGATCCTGTAATCCGATAACATCATTGGATTCTGGTACAGCAGAAATTTCCATCATATCAATGTTATCTTTTAGTTTTCCACTAGTTACATTAATAGGATTTAATGTAATACGACCTTTTTTGTAGTCGATTATACCAATATTTGACCTTTCAACAGTAGGTGTTGTTGACTCATCTGAGTCTAATGAGAATAAATTAAGAGTTCCTGTTTCTTTATTTGAATTTGGAATATCAAAAAGATATACATCAGGAACAATATCAAGTATTCTAAAGGCACTAGATCTAATATTATACCCATTCATATCAGAAATATGAATTTGATTACCAAAATCAATGGCATATTCTGCAAATTGGTCGATTGCAAGTCGTAAATCGCGTCTTATTTCAACTGTAGTGATGTTAGAAGTACAAGATTCGTGACTTTGATCAAGAATTTTAAGGAATTTACTGTATTTGAACCTTGCACCATACCTATTCATCTCTGCAGATTCGGCATATTTGTTAATATTGTTCAAAATAACCGAAGAAACATATGATGCATTAGGAGCTAAACTAGAATTGTAGTAAACATTGCTGTTTGTCTCCAAAAATAGGTATTTAAGGTCTAAAATTTCAGGTACAATACCTGCAACAGCATACTTTTTAAGGTCTCTTTTGATGTTTTGCTTAATTGCATTAGGTACATAATCACCAGTTCTTGGTTTTATGCTAATAAAGACCTTTCCATACTGTGGAGGTACTAATTCTTCGCCTCCAAAAACAGAAATTGACTCTGTTTCGGGGTAAATTTTGTTTGGAATTAGAATTTCATAGTCATTTGAAGTCAATGCACGGTTTTGTGTTCCATATATCTGCGGTGCGTACTTTTTCACGGAATCTACGCTTTCGATGCTCTGACCGCCACTGGAGGGTGTATCGGCTGTCAATAGAGAGATACCAGTAGTAACTGTGTACTCTGTTGCATTTCTGTTATAAGTACATTTACCTGCAAATGCTAAATTACTGATTCCATTTGCATCAGAACCATTACTTATTATATAAGATGCTTCTACAACGTTTCCATCCACTAATGCTTTGCCAAATATACCATCTCCAAAGATAATTTCATATTGTTCGTCTTCAATCTCTTGAATATAGTAAATAAGTGAATCTCCAGTGATAGTATTGCTTGTTGTAGCATCAAATAGACTATCTTGACGAGTATATGCAGATAATAAGGAAGAAGTTGCAGTTGGTCTAACATAAATCTTCAAAGTATCAAGATCTATACCTGCATTTGATAAAATAAACCTCTGATTCTTATTATTAGTCGAATATGGGAAAGATTGGTCTACAACAGTCCCTTCATAGACATCTGTATCATAAAAATAGGCAGTTCCGTCAATAACTGGTTTAGTAATCTCTTTTGTAATGCCAAATGTATAAGATGCACCACCAAATGCACTTGTACTTGCTACAGGACCCTTTTTAAGTGTAATTGTTGTTGGTGGAGGTGTAATTCCTGGTTCTACACTAAAATTAAGTGATGCTCTTGATGCTTTTCTTGATCTTGGGACATATCCTATGTTTCTTGCTAGTGCTACAACGTTTTCTCTTAGTGTTGCACTGTCAATAAAGACCTCATTAGAGATCATATTGGCATTATATGAGGTAATATACGTATTATATGCTAAAACATCTAAAATTGACGACAAATTAGACCCTTCAAAGTCATAATCCGTAAAATTCGAATTAGATTGAAGATAATCTCGTAATGTTGCTTTAATCTGGTCAAAATCCAGACTAGTAAAATTTAATAGAGCCATTTATCGTGTTGGAAGCAATGCAAATTCTATTTGTGATGGTGGAACATCAATTCCTACAATTTTATAGGTAATTGTTACATCAAATTGATTTCGATCATAATTTGGGTCCACATATACATCTTCTATTTCAACTCTGGGTTCATAATTCTTAAGTGAGTTTTCAATTTCATCTTGAATGGATGTTGCAGAGATTTCATCAATATTTTCAAATAATATATCATTTACATTTGAGCCAAAATCAGGATCAAATATTTTTTCGCCCCTTGAGGTTAAAACAATATTTCTGACAGCACGAGCAATAGCATTCTCATTTTTCAATCCAATTAAGTCTCCACTTATAGGATTATACTTGAATGACATGCTAATATCTTTAAAAGCCTTACTAACTCTTTGTGCTGGCATTGAAATATGTAAAGATTATTAGTTATTTATTACACTTTATTATCGATATTCGGTAATTACCTCATAACTTTCAATTTCATAGTCAAAACCATCATCAGGATCCTTTAAACGCTCATAAAAGTCTTGCGAATTCTCAACTTTATCCTTTTTCTTAGGTGTTAAGGCATCATTAGTAATCTCTCGTAGCATTTTCGATTCCATAATTCCCCCGTGTTGGTAATAAGGCAATAAAAAAGTGTCTAAAAGCACGTTTTGCACTTATTTAGACACTATATGTACTATTTGCCTTGTCCTCGACTTCTTTTTGGTTTTTTGTTACGAGACGACGCGGCGTATTTGGTATGTTTTCCATTCCCTTGACGAGTTTTTTTCGGTTTTGCCTCAATTGTCTCGTTGTTACTAGTCCATGCTCCAGCCATTCAATACCTCCTAGTGTGGGTTATAAAGATTTAATATGTAAACAGTTAGAATGATGCCTAATACGACACCTAATCCAACAATTGCTATAAGATTCATCATTTTGTTAATCAAGTAAATCAAGAGAACAAAGTTTCCTATTAACGGAATCCTTTGTTGCTTTAATGCGATACTCTACATTATCTCTACGAGAGAGTTCGGTGAGGATCTCGGCGGCAAGATCCCATAACTCATCAGTCTTTAGTTGAGTATTAACCGACATTTTAAATAACACGAGTTTTTTCGTGACCTACACGTATACGAGGATCCGCCCATATCTCATATCCAGCATCTTGTGCATCTAAACAGAATGAGACATCCTCACCACACATGTCTTGTACATCACCAGACTCAAAGACTTGCATCTTAGGAGCAAACCAAGGGTATTCAAGTTTCTCAAATACTCCATTCTTAATCATTACCCAACCAAAACCAGTATAATCGCAAGTAAAAGGTTTCTTACGCTTACCCATTGTTTCGACTGTCTCGTGATTCATAACTCCACCATTCTTACGGAAGTCATCTTCTTCAAGCCAATGTGCAATACTCGTAGTAGATCCATCCTCTGTTGCATACCATCCAGCAGCAATCTCTTTTTCATTACCTTCACCATCAACTGCTAGATCACATAACTGCCAGAACTTATTAGTATCAAATACTATGTCTGAGTCAATCCACAACTGATAGTCATATGTAAGTTTACCATCCCAAGGTATTTGCTTAGGTCCACGTAATACATTTGCACCTAATACCTTACAACGTGCAAAGTTAACCATAGAAGAGTAATCCTGAGATATTTGAATACTCATTCCATTCTGTACCATGTCAAAACATAACTGTACAAAATTCTTAAGGAAGATATACGAACAACCTCTTCCTGGTAAACAGAAGACAATTGCTTTACCTCGCATTCTTTCTTTAATTGCATCAATATCCCATTCTGGGCCTTTTGTTTTTGGTGCAACTGTTTTTACTTTAAATCCTTTAGCCATACTGTGTAGATCGCTTCATTATTATTTTACTACGATATTTAGTGTTTGTCAATCTACTTGTAGTTAATATGAATGGTCATCTAATACTTTTCCTGGACCGCCATATCCTACTTTGGGCGCGAGTTTAATATATGATAAATCTTCTTCCGTATAGTCACTAGTAATAAGGTCAATCATTACATGAAGCATTTGCCACTTCTCTTCAAAATCATCTTGAGTTAGATTACAATATACACATCTCTCCTTAAGGTAGATATGGTATGTTGTATCGTCTATATCCTGCATTGGCCTCCGAAAATTTTTTTATATATGACCAAACCTAATAGGCGTTTTTTATGGCCACAATTATTTTTTTTATATTGATATCTCTCTCTCGATTTGTCACCTCTGTAGGTTAGCAAAGCTGAATTTTCTAACACGCCCGCCGCCCGATAACAACGTAGGGGCATAAAACACTGCCAATACGCATCATCTACGCATGGCATATTAGCGATGCGTGAGTGTTACTATCATTCTATAATATCACACAGTAACTGTCAATAACTGTCGATACGCATAGTAACACTTAAGGACTGCTAATCTACGTCCTCTATGTATACTCTGCACTCCTCATAATCACTCAAATCGAATAACTTAGCATAGTCAATATCCCGTGCATTAAAGTCATCATCAACTGACAGATTAAGTGTGATTCTTATCTGTTTCTGTGTGCCTACTGTTTGATAAGAAGACATGAGAGATTGTGCTCTATTGGGTTATACTTAATTATACCATATTACCTTTTGACTGTCAATAACCGTATGTGTGCTATGTGTCATAATACGGTGATAATATGCAGGGGTTTTGTAACATTTTCCCGCCCCATACTTGACAAATCTTCGTTCTCATATTATGCTCGCAAAGATCACTACAAAGTATCACATTACTGAGAGGATTACAGCACATATAATAACACCTTCTCTGACGATTAACTCCCCTTTATTAACACCCTTGTGGAAAACTATACAACACAGGGGTACTATTTATTTGACCATTTTAAATCGATTATTAATACTTTTCCACAGATATTACACTGTTTTCGTTGTTATTCACAGTGTTTTCCACAATAACACATAGTACAACAAATGCCCCCACTGAGTAACAATGAGGGCAGTCTAATTGTATCTGTTATATGTTACCTTATCACTGTTAATCATACCCAAATTCTTTACTCATTATACCTCTTAATTCTCTTACTTCATCATCACTTATTGAGTACAAATATTGATCAATAATTACCTCTAATAGACTGTGTGATTGTGGGTCTTGATTAATAACGATCTCCAGTAAATCCTTCGTTATAAGTTGTGCATCAGACGGGGTTAATTTGTTCTGTTTCGTTATCATTTAGTCCTCCTCATATACAGGGAATTGTTGTAACTTTGCCTCTGCTAATCCTTCTATCATCACCCATACTTTCTCACCACTAATTAGGTGTTCATCACATATACTTTCCACTGCATCTTCTATCACTTCCATAACAGTTAGTGCTTGTTGTTTTAAGAGAATGTTGTTAGTCATGGGATTGAATTACAGAAGTTGAATGAGTTTTTATAAAGGGAAATATGCATTTTGATTGTTATAATACTTGACTATTTCTTCATACAATTCGGGGGTTAAATCTGCCATCTCATTAATACTTTTTGACTTCAGATTTGACTTCGATTTGTTTAAATAGTTCGATACATTTGAGTGCTTGTTCATAAGTTGCGAATGACATGTAACGGAATTTGAGATCATCAGGGAATGAATATCGAATAGTTGTGTTCATTTAGTGGGTGTAAAAAAAATCGTTTTCGCATCTCGTTCTGTGATATATTCAAAGAATTGGAGATACGATAACGGGGGAGATTAGGGGTACTTAACTATTTAAATATGCCTCAATTACTGCAAGTAATTCATTACCATTTGCTGCACTTTCCAGTTGAGAAAATAGTGAATCGTTTGAAACTGCCATAATAAGAATAATAATCAGTGTGAGTAATAAGAAGTTTAATGTCATACTTAGGACAATAAAAAAGAGAGTATAAAATATTACTCTCTTAGAGGATTTCTCCTTGACATAGTATCATACCATCCCAAAAATCAACTGTTTGATTAACACTTTGTAGATACCAATCGAATTGCTTTTGGAATACTTTGCAACCATATTTGAACTCACTAAGTAATGCATTTAATCTTGATTTTGTCGTCACTGTTTGATAACCACAAGATGACAATTTCAATGCATTTGTATGATGATCAAGGGTTGCAATTTGATGACCATGTAGGAAAATAGAACTACAATTTGTGAATTCATTGTAACTAACAGTGGTGTTAGATCCTGCCCAATTTGTCTTTCTTAGGAGTGCAGAATTCATTTGTTGTTCAATCTTTCTCATGTAAATCTGTTTGTAAAAATGTTGTTGAGGGGGTGAAATGTTGGTGACTTCAAACCAATCTCCAGGAAAACAATTACATTCTCATCTCTTTACTATTATTCAAGAGTGAATAGAGAAACAGTTTAGGATTATAACGGATTAGGAACCCGTCACCCCCTCACTATAAGGACAGTTTAGAGGTACCAGTTTCTATTATTCTTCTACTCCATAATTATTAGCAATTAGATCTTCAATTTGATCGAGTTGATTATCATTTAAGTATGATACTAATTCATCAATAATAGGACGAATTTGATCAGGATAATCACAACAAACGTCCATAAGTTCGTTGCCTATTAGTTCCTGTCTGGTACGTAAATTAAAACTATTCATTGTTACTTAACCTCCGTAGTTTCACTAGTTACATTATCAACTAACTCATCTAATGTTTCTTCATCAAATGAATATTTAATTTCATCTTTTAACTCACTATCTGATAATACATCATAATCTTCTAGAAGGGTATTATATACAAATTGTTCTAGTGATTTGTGATCCATACTATCAATACATAACTGAACATACTGTCGAACTAGTTCATCTTTTTCTGCTGATGTTAGGTTTTTCATTGTTACTTAACCTCCTGAATTGCTAAACAATTAAGTTGTCTATCTTCAATAAATTTTGGTCCTTGAAGTATAATATCTCTTACATGTTCTCTATCTAATGTATCACCATCACCCCATGAATATTCTGGCATTGATGGATAAGTACACATCTGTAAGTATAACCAACTAGCTTCAAGTATCATCTCTTTAGTAATACCTTCAATGGGATATAACCCATCTTTAGTATTATAAAAAGACCACACATAATCAATGAATTCTTG